GGTTATTAGTTATATAAAAAATAAAAGTTAAACATAAATCACAATCAGTTACATCTTTACATCAAGAAGTAACTAATCCGAAGTATAAACATTTTTGCTTACATTTTCAAGAGGAATGTAAGCAAAATGTTTATATTTTTAAAAGACACTTACGATAATAATTGGTAAGTTTGCGAGATTTAATCTAAATGATAAACCAGCCCGAAAGGCTGGTTTTGTTATGTTCAGCAATCAAGTTGTTCAGGATTAATCCCTAGTGCAGTAGCCAGCTTATTTCTTGTGGTTTTGCGTGGGTTATTTGATGTTTCTAGCTGGGAGTATGCTGCCTGAGATATTCCTAACTTTCTGGCGCATTCTTCCTGAGTAAGCTGTAAGTATTCACGCCATGCACGGGCTGGTAGAGCCATTATCAAAAATAAGGCTTACTACCTCACTGGGAATAGCATTTTGAAGATTTATGCCGGATAACATTTAGCTATGCCGGTATTTTGATTAGCACTATTAATTCTCTCAAGTGCGGCTTTGGCAAGAAAGTTAGAACGGGTATCGTGGGTTAGTGATACGTAGGTATCAACCTTGTTCAAAAGGTATTTAGGCCAGCTAACATTAAATCGTTCTGGTTTAAGGGTTAGGTGATCAATATTCACCTCGATACCAAACCATTGTGCTCCTGCATACTCAGGGGTATCAATGAGAGTGGCAAGGTCGGGCTGATTTGTTTCAGGTTCTATGCCATCTTCAAGTAAACCCTCGATATGAAATAAGATGGCTTGTTTAGATTCTTCAATAGCCTTTTCTAAAGTATCACCATATGAAAAGCAGCCGGGTAAAGAGGGCACTGTTACACCGTAACCGGTGTTTTCATCTTTGTGTATAGCAATGTAGAGAAACATATGCACCTTTCTGAGTTAATAGCAGTCGGTGTTATTTAAGACCGGCTTGTTTAAATTGATTATGGCTTTCTTTAATGGTTTGACATAGAGAAGTAATAAGATTTTGCTATTTTAGGCAAATAAATACGGGTAAATGGTCAAAGTTATTGAAACTAAATGAAATTTTAAATTGAATGCTTATAATAACCTTAATGATTGATTTTAGGGTAGAATGCAATATTAAAGTTATATGACAATACTTTCCACTAAAAAAAACATTGATCTTATGAAAACAAATGTCAAAAGAATGTTGTCTCATTTTTATAAGAATGTGACGGTCAATGATGTCTTAAAAGAAGCAGTGATGAACAGTATTCAGGCTAATGCGACTGATATCCGTATTAACTTAGAATATGAATACAATCAAAGTATTGATAATGAGAGTTCTAATCTGGGTAATCTTTATAAAATCATCGTGAGTGATAACGGTGAAGGGTTAAACAGTAAAAATCTTAATGCATTTTTTGAAGTAGGTACTGAAAATAAAATAAATCTAGGAGGGAAAGGTCTTGGTCGTTTCTCATTTCTGAAAATAGCACGTTCTGTCAATATTGAAAGTGTATCAGATGCAGGTAAATACATTAAGTTTGAATTTTCCTATGATTCCAATCTTGAAAGTGTAAGCACTCAAGAAGCAATTGAACCAGATCCTTATACCACAATTACTTTTTGCGAGCTGAATTTAAAGCACCCAAAAACACAGGCTCAGGCATGTCTGACTTTTTTAAAAAAGACATTTAATCTTGTACTGTTTTTAAAACAGAAAGAGACAAGTAAGCCTATTAATATCAGATTGTTAGTTAATGGCGAATTATTGGGCAAAATTAACAGTTCCGATATTCACTGTATCCAACAAAGCGAACTTGAAAGTAATAACTGTAAATTCAATATTTATACTTTCTTGGAAGATAAGAAATCAGAGCTTGATATTTTATACTGTGCTAATAATCTAGCTGTTAAAACAATGACATACCCGAGTAATCTTGACAAAAAATATCTTTTTGCTGTGACTTCTGATTATTTCGACCGGAAAGCTAACCCTGAAAGAACGAAATTTGACTTTGACTCAAATGAAGAATTAGCACAGCAGGATATTCTGAATTCAACACCTGATAAAAATTTTGATGATTTAATCAAAAGAGCCTGTTTTAATATTGTTCGAGCAAATGAACCAGAATTGGTGCAAAAAAATATAGCTCAATTAGAAAAATTGAAAGAACAATTTGGTTACATAAATTTTGATAAGGTCGATATCAATGATGTTTCTTTCAATGAAACAGAGATTATTAAAAGCTACCGTGAGAGAAGGGATCGCGAAGAAGATAATCTAATCAGACTGCTTAATAATGACACCGCTAGTCTTGATGAAATAGCAGAAAAGGTATCTGAACAGAATAAGCACGAACTGGCTAAATATATCTTTCATAGAAATTTAATTGTTCAAAAAGGACTTAAATTACAGGGTTCAGATGAAAACGAAAAAATTCTGCATGAGTTATTCTTCCCTCAGAAAATATCTACTGAATCTTATGATGTTGCAAACCCAGAACACTTATATTTCAACAATATTTGGTTGTTAGATGATAAATTTATGTCTTATGCTTATGTTGCATCTGATCTAACAATAAAAACAATTAAATCTGATATAGGAAGCGAAGATTGTGAATGTATATCGCAAAAAAGACCCGATTTATTTGTTTTGTATAATAACCCTGAGGATAGCGATTTACGTAAAGATGTTGTCTTGATTGAGTTCAAAAAAGGAAATATCGATTATAAAGAAAAACTTTCTGCGATCGATCAGGTTGATGAATATAAAGAGAAACTCAAAGAAATTGTTAAAATAAATAATTTCTATTGCTATATTATTTGTGATTTTAAGGCTGATGACAGAGATGTTGAAAGAGTTATGACTAATAGAGCGTTTACAAAAGTCTTTAGTAATAATGAATGTATGTATTATGGCTACTTACAAGGATCGAATACTCATGTCACATTTATTTCATCAAATAGTATATTTGCTGATGCAAAAGCACGAAATGAGACTTTTTTAAATATATTAAAAAGAGATAGTAATTAATAGAGTTACTGATAAATCGCAAATAAAGGACGCATAAAAATACCTGTTCCCGTCCACGCATAATAAAGCCCAGAGACTCTGGGCTTTTTTTGTTTGGTTAAGTAGTAAATTACTTATATTACATATGATATTTATTTATAGCGGGTTGGCTAATAGCTAATCCGCTTTTTTGTTGGTGTATGCATATTAACCGGCAAAAAGAGACAAGCCTACGCGCACGCGTGGGTTTTTTTATTGGAGATTGCCATGGTGGATACCAACAACTCCGCCATGAGCGGATTAACAGAAAAACAGCAGCGTTTTGTTGAGGAGTATCTAATAGATTTCAATGCCACACAGGCTGCAATCAGGGCAGGATACAGTGCCAGAACGGCGAGTGCGGTAGGGCATGAAAACCTCAGAAAACCTGACATTGTAAAGGCACTGAACGAAGCAAAACAAAAACGCTGTATGCGTACACAGATTAATGCCGATTATGTTCTGCAACGTCTAGTTGAGATTGACCAGATGGATGTGGCGGACATTCTTAATGCTGATGGTTCAGTATTGCCGGTTAAGGAATGGCCGGAAGTATGGAGAAAGACATTAAGCGGTTTTGATGTACTTACCATGATGGATAAAGAAGATGGTCAGAGTATTCTCAAAAAGATTAAATGGCCGGACAAGGTGAAGAATCTTGAATTACTGGGCAAGCATGTAACTGTACAGGCGTTTAATGAAAAGACCTCTGTATCAGGTGAGTTAAAAATAGAAACGCGCCCGATCAGTACGATATTTGAGCAGGCAGATGATTAGTAAACACTTTGCCAGATTTGCCAGACCAGCACGTTACAAGGTTGCATATGGCGGTCGTGGATCGGGTAAGTCGTGGATGTTCGCAGAGCTGGCAATTGAAATAGCCAGACGTACAAAGACGACTATCCCGTGTGTACGCGAGTTGCAGCTATCAATTGCTGATTCAGTACACAAGCTACTCTCAAATACTATTTCCCGCCTTGGCTATGATGATGAATTTGAAGTACAGAAATCAACCATTATCCATAGAGGCACAGGTACAAATTTTATCTTTTTCGGGATTAAGAATGACCCGGGAAAGATTAAATCACTTGAGGGTGCCGGCGTATGCTGGATAGAAGAGGCGGAGGGTATCACTCAGGAGATGTGGGATACCCTGATTCCTACAATCCGGACACCGGGCAGTGAAATATGGGTTTCATACAATCCGAAAAACATGCTGGACGATACGCACCAGCGTTTTGTAATCCGTCCTCCGGATAACGCAATTGTTATTAAGGCCAACTATTACGATAACCCGAACTTTCCCGAAGTGCTGCGAATAGAAATGGAAGCATGTAAGGAGCGGGATTATGAGCTGTACCGGCATATCTGGCTGGGTGAGCCGGTGGCAGACAGTGAGCTGGCTATTATTAAACCGGCATGGATTGAGGCAGCAACAAATGCACATACCCGTCTGGATTTAACCGCAGCAGGCAAACGCATTTTAGGGTTTGATGTGGCAGACGAGGGCGAGGACGCTAACGCAACTGTCGGGCGGCATGGCTCGATTGTGTTCTGTATGGATGAATGGCGCGGGCAGGATGTCATCTATTCCGCTGATAAAGTCTATCAGGATGCACTCGAAGCCAATATTGATAAGGTTATATATGACAGTATTGGTGTGGGTGCTGGTGTCAAGGCTCAGTTTGCGCGTAAAAAAGGCCGCATTCAGACCGTAGGATTTAATGCCGGCGGCAAGGTTTATAAGCCTGAATCGCCGTATATGCCGGCTAAAAAGAACAAAGATATGTTTGCCAATATCAAAGCGCAGGCTTGGTGGCATGTGCGTGACCGGTTTTACAAGACGTGGCGTGCAGTTGAGAAAGGCGATAACTACCCTGCGGATGAGCTGATCAGTCTGGATGGAAGTATCAGGGATATTGAATATCTCAAGGCTGAATTAAGCCGGCCGCAGGTAGCGTATGACGATAACGGGCGGGTACGGGTGGAAAGTAAAAAGGATATGAAAAAGCGCGGCATTCCGTCACCTAACCGTGCTGATGCCTTAATTATGGCTTTTGCTCCGGTATCCGTTGGTTTAAATATCAATCCTAACAGTCTGAATAATTTATGATGAAATTCTTGAAACGCAATAAACTGAGAGAGCGTGAGCTGGCTGCGCAGGAAGAGGCTAACCGGCTTAAAAAGCTTGAGCTGGAAGCCAAGCATAAGCAAAGTATGGCCAATGAGCGGGCAATTGCCTTTATGCAAGAAATGCAATCAGCGGATACTCCACCACAAGGCTACCAAATGCCTGATATTCCTGCTGGTGTGGTACCGAAAGGCAGAAAGCCGGCTATTGCTCAGGACAGTCTCACGTCTTCATATGCTTTTGATATTAATGTGCCTCACTTTTATCCATGCTTTATCGGGTATCAGGCACTGGCCAGCATGTCACAGTCTACGGATTACCGCTGCGTTTATGAAGCCACAGCGCAGGAAATGACCCGCACATGGGGCGAAGTCAAAGTTGCCAATGACAGCAATGATAAAGACTACCGCGACAAAATCAAAAGCATTGAAGCGCGTATGGATGCGCTGAATATTCGTGAGCTGATGCGCCACCATATTGAAAATGAAATGATTTTCGGGCGTTCGCAAATATTCATTAATATCAAAGGGCATGAAAACCAAAAAGACATACCGCTGCTGATTGATAAGGCGGTACTGGGTAAAGGCTGCCTTAAAGGGCTTAAACTGATTGAACCGATCTGGACCACACCAAGCTTTTACAACGCCAGTGATGCGACTGCTGCGGATTTCTTTAAGCCGTCAAAATGGTTTGTTATGGGCGAAGAGGTACATGCAGACCGTTTGCTAACACTGGTTATGCGTCCGGTGACGGATATGCTTAAACCTGCATATAACTTTAGTGGTATATCCATGTTGCAGCTTATGCAGCCGTATGTGGAAAGGTGGCAACGCACAGTCGACAGCGTGTCTGAGCTGATTCATTCGTTTTCACTCACCGGCATTAAAACCGATATGAGCAATATTCTAGCCGGCGGTGATGATGGTGTTACTCAGTTACTGCTGCGCTCCAAACTGTTTTCGCAATTACGCGGCAATCAGAATTTGATGCTGCTAGATAACGATAATGAAGAGTTTTTCCAATTCAACACACCGCTATCCACGCTGGATAACCTGCTGCAAAAATCACAGGAACAAATGGCCGCACCAAGCCGTACACCGCTAGTTAAATTACTGGGGATTACACCAAGCGGATTAAATGCCAGCAGTGATGGTGAGATTCAGGTTTATCACGAGTACATTTCCGGCATGCAGGAGGCGCATTTACTGCCGCAGCTTACTGCCATTATCAAACTGATTCAGCTTGATCTGTTCGGGGAGATAGACCCGCAGATTGTCTTTGTATTTAAACCGCTGGAGCAGTTGAATAAAGAGCAGGAAGCCAACACCGATAAAGTTAAGGCGGAAAGAGACAATGCGCTGATTAACGCCGGTGTGCTTTCTCAGGAAGAAGTACGCGCGCGTCTGGCTAAAGATGAAAGCGGCGATTACTCAGGTATTGATGTGGAAGATGTACCGGAACAGCCGCAGTGGGATTTTAATCATGGCAATAATCAGGAAGAAGCCGACAACACTGCCGGCACTATGGCCTAATGCCGGTATAGAAAACAGCTACCGCAAAGCACTTATTAAACTGCTTAATCAGATTTCCGATGAAGTGAATCAGGTGCTGGTGACAGAATTTCGCAAACGTGCCGCTCAGGAAAAGGCTCGGATGGCTATGGACGGCATAGTCGACTGGGTTGCCCACATAGTTGATTACCTGGCGTCTAAATGGTCAGACAGGCTGGACAGGCTGGCGCCGGAAATTGCTGAGGCATTTGTCAGCAAAACCGTAACCAACTACGAAAGCCTGTTAAAAACACACATGCGTAAAGCCGGTTTTACTGTTCGGTTTCAGATAACACCATATCAGCGTGAAGCATTACAAGCGACAATTGAAACTAATGTCGGGGAGATTAAATCCATTGCTTCACAGTATCTGGAGCGGGTACAAAAGCAGGTATGGCAGTGTGTTACCAGCGGTTACGACCTTTCAGGACTGGCGACAGAACTTGAAAAAAATTATGACATCAGTAAACGCCGTGCTGAACTGATTGCAAGGGATCAGGGAGCAAAGGCACATGCGGTCATTGAATGCGCCAAGCGGCAGGAGCTGGGTATTACCAAGGCAATATGGTTGCATTCACACCGCAGCAAAAAGCCACGGCAATCACATTTACAGGCAAACGGTAAAGTATTTGAGGTGAGCAAAGGAATGTATCTGGACGGCGAATGGGTACAGCCGGGCATGCTGATTAATTGCCGCTGCGGCAGTAAAAGCATTATAGACGGGATAGGACAATGACCGAAAAAACTCTGGCCATGGATAAATCCATGCGTTCTTATGACGGTAACGGACATTTACTGGTTGAACGAACAATTATCAGTAAGGCTGCCGTTAATCCGTATTTCGGGCGGGAAATACCGGATTATGAAAGGCTGCAGCTGCAACCGGACAAAATCTATTACCTGCTACGTGACAAGGGAGAGCTTGAAAAAGCTCTCCTTTCTTTTAACGGGGTGCAATTGCTGCTCAGGCATACGCCGGTCAGCGCAGAAGAGCCGCATAACGATATTACGGTAGGAACAGTAATTAACCCGCAAATAGAGGGTAACGATGTTTATGCCAGCTTGCGTATTTTTGACAAAAAAGCCATTGCACTGATTGAAAACGAAAAGCTTAACGAACTGTCTGCCGGATATGCCTATACCGCAGATATGACTTCGGGCGAATTTGAGGGACAGAAATATGACGGAATTATGAGGAATATCCACGGCAATCATGTAGCTATGGTTGAACGCGGACGGATAGGAAGAGATGCAGTTATTGCAGATGGTTTACCAATCGGACTTATGGAGAATTCAATGAAGCTGAAACAAGGCGCAGTTAAGGCTGTAGCAGAAGTGCTAAAGCCTATTATGGGTATGGATGGCGATATTACGCCGGATGTTGTCGAGGGAGTGATTAAAACGGTTGCAGACAATATGCTGGTACCTGCCGCCAGTGACACGGAAGAGCCGGCAAAAGAAGCGGAAGACGAAGAGAAAACAGAAAAAACCGCCGAAGATGAGGAATCTGATAACAAGGAAGAAAAGGCAGAAGACGAAGAGCCGGACGATACAGAAAAATCCAAGCCGGCTATGGATGCCGATTCAATCCGTGAGGCAGCGGTAAAGGATGTTACTGCGCTGTTTGAAGCGCGCGAACAGGTTAAGCCGCTGGTTGGTGTAGTGGCTATGGACAGTGCTGAGGCGGTTTATAAATATGCCTTACAGCAAAAAGGCATAAATATTAATGGCGTGCACCCTAGCGCATACAAGGCAATGGTTGGAATGCTGATTACGGAGACACCCAAACCCACTGTAGCGATGGATAGCATGTTGGCACCTGCGGATAAGCTTACAGAACGTTTTAAATAAAGGATTAAAAATGGGATTTCAAACACATTTAAATAATGATCTGCCGGTTGGTGTTGAGGGCGATTTTGCCTCTACCAATCCCTATTACTCTGTACTTGCAGGTGAAGGGCAAATCAAAGCTGGTGATAAAGGCGTAATTGTTGGCAGCTTTGCATGGTTCGATCCTGAAACAGGATTGGCAACTAATACCAAAGTTGCCAATGGGTTAATCGGGTTTGTGCGCCGAGACAATACCGCACTCCTTAATGAGTATCTGGCTGAATCCAGTTTAACCATTCCAAAAGGTTTTATCGTAACGCTATATGATGGCGGCGATTTTTGGGCTCGTTTCGCTGGTGGCGCAAATATTGGTCAGAAAGTTTTTGCCAATACAACCAATGGCAGTGTTGTTGCTGCCGATACAGCACCTGCCGATTACGAAGAAACAGGCTTTATTGTAGCCAGCAAAGCAGAAGCTGGTGCATTAGCCAAGATTTCAAAACATTAAAAGGGTTTAAAATGGAATTAAATTTTAATACTTTAAATCAACGTGCAGGGATTGTATTTGCAACGGGTAAGGCTCCCGTAGAGCTAACCGATAAAAATCGAATGGCGCTGGCTATGGATAGTGCCAGCAACCTGCAAACTTCGCCAAATGCCGGTATTCCCGCTTTGTTTACAACTTATGTTGATCCAAAGGTTATTGAGGTATTGGTAACACCAATGAAAACGGCAAAAGCATTCGCTGAATGTAAAAAAGGTGACTTTACCTCGACAACAGTGACATTTCAGGTACTGGAAAGCACTGGTGAGACTTCGTCCTATGGTGATTTCAATAACAACGGGCTAAGTGATGCGAATGTTAACTATCCGTCTCGTCAGCCCTATCACTACCAGACATTTATTCGTATTGGTGAACGGGAATTAGCAATAGCAGGTGCCGCCGGACTGGATTGGGCAAGCCGTAAACAGATTGCGGCTGCCCTGACTTTAAATAAATTCCAGAACAAGAGCTATCTCCGCGGAATTGAAGGCTTGCAGAATTACGGCTTGATAAATGATCCTCGACTATTGCCGTCAATAGTTGATTCATCATGGGAGAGCATGGACGGACAAGAGGTTTATGATTCAATCCAGCGGCTTTTCGCTCAACTCATAAAACAAACGGACGGTTTGGTTGATCTTGAAACACCAATGACTATGCTGTTGTCTCCAAATGCATCTGTACAACTAACGAAAACCAATACCTACAATGTAAACGTGACCGATCAGGTTAATAAAAATTTCCCGAATCTGAAAATAGTCACAATACCGGAATATAAAACCGAAGCTGGCGAATTAGTTCAGTTAATTGTAGACGAGTACGAAGGTCAGCCAACAGTAGAACTGGGATTTACCGAAAAAATGCGCGTACACCCGCTGATTCAGATGTCATCAGGTTATGAGCAGAAGCGGTCACAGGGAACACTGGGGGCTATTATTTACCGGCCGCTGTTTATTGCAAGTATGCTGGCTTCTTAATTTTTATATCAAGACGACCACCCTCAGGGGTGGTTTTTATTTTAGGAGTTCATATGTCGAATGACACAGTTATTATCGGGTGCAAGATAGCTAATGGCTTGCTTTTACAGGTTGATGATAAAACCGTAAAGATTAACGGGTTTAATACATCTAATGTTATTGGCGGGCATGGTATTACTGAAAATGTACCGGCGGATTTCTGGCAGGCATGGCTGGCCAAAAATAAGGATCGCGATATCACTAAAAACGGGCTGATTTTTGCGCATGTCAACACCAAAGACACTACGGCAGAAGCTAAAGAGAAACGCAAAACTAAATCCAGCACAGAGCCTATTTCGCCACCCAAAGACAACGAGCTGGAATAAGGTGCAACTATGAGCGGTATTGTTCAGTTTAACCTCTTAAAGTTCCGGGAACTGTACCCGAAAATCATTGCAACAGATGATCAGCTTAGTATGTTTTTTATTGAAGCCTGCATGCAGTGCAATAACACCGATAAAAGCATTATTAAAAATCTTGATGAGCGTGAATTGATGCTGTTTCTGCTGGTGGCGCATATTGCTACCTTACAGCAGCGTATAGACAGCGGTAACGAGGCAGTCGGTCGTGTTGCCAGTGCTGCTGAGGGCAGTGTGTCTGTATCACTGGATAATGGCCAGACTACCCAGTCGGAAAAGTGGTACCAGCAGACACCATACGGCGCGCGTTACTGGGCATTGATCAAACAATACCGCTCATTCTTTTATGTGCTTGGCAAGTTTCCCATGCCGGTTAGGCGTTAGTATGAAAAAAATCGGTGATTTATCGGATGCACTGAAAAAATATGCAGCCGGTAAAAACAAAAAGGTGCGGGCAGGTATTTTTGAAGAATCCACCTATGCAAAAGCCGATGGCGAGCCGTTGCCTGTTGCACAGGTGGCGTTCTGGAATGAATACGGCGCACAGATTCAAGTTCCGGAACACCAGATAACTGCTTACCGGCTGGTTAGTGAAAAAACCGGGGATTTCCGGCTTAACGGTCGTTTTGTTAAACAGTCTAAAGCCAATTTTGCCACTACTCATACCGTACCGGCGCACACAATCAACATTCCGGCGCGCTCATTCTTTCGTAAAACAGTACGGACACATAAGGGCGAATGGATTAAGGCTTTACCGGGTCTGGTTAGCCAGCATGGCGCAGTTAAAGGACTGGAACTGGTCGGCGAGGCGATGAAAGGCGATCTGGTTGAATCAATCATGACATGGACAGACCCGCCTAACTCTAAAGCGACCATTGCTAGAAAAGGCAGAGACGCTCCATTGCGTGACACCATGCAGATGTCTAGATCGATCGGTGTAGAGGTATCAGATAATGATGAATCTTAGAGGAATGGCTAACAGCATTATTGCTGGGGTTAATCCTAATCAGGAGGCAGTATTAAAAATCAATTCCGGCTCAGCAGTAGATGAATCCGGTGCCATTGCGCCATGCTTTGAGGAAAAGCCTATAACTATTCAGTTGCAAAGCATTTCTTCCGCCGATCTCGAGCACCTTAACCTGATTAACCAGCAAGGGCAGTTTATCTATGCCTATCTAACCTGTCAGATAGCTGCAATCCGCCGCTCACAGGGCAAAGGTGCGGAACGGGTAATTTTTACCGCATACGGCGAAAACGAAACATCAGAATGGATGGTTAAACAGGTGCTGGAATCCTTTCCGGCATGGTGCAAGGTGCTGCTATGGCGACAGTAACGCATAAACAGATTTATACAGAAGTCCGCGCATATTTGCTCGGGCTTTTTTCATGTCCGCCTGAATCAGTCATACAGGGTTATCAGAATGATGCACCTTTACCTGATCAGGCGATTGTTATGTCAATTCTGTTTGAGCAGGCACTGGATGTCTCCGCGCATTATTACGAGCCGGCAGACAATCAGACCTTTGTGCAGCAGTCAGTTGAGATAACTATGCAGATTGATTTTTATGGTGCTGATTCAGGCGATAAAGCGCGCAAGCTGTGCAATCTCTGGAAAAGCCACTACACCACAGCGCGGCTTATATCCTGCCTGCCGCTTTACTGCAAAGACCCTGTACAGATGACGTTTATCAATGAGCAGTCACGCTATGAGCAACGCTGGATGGTTGAACTGCTTTTGCAATACAACCCTGAATTTTCGCATGAACAGACTTATCTGGACATGCCGGTTATAACTTTGAAAAACCCATAGGAAATATTATGTTACCTTCAATTCCTGCAAGTAATATTGTTACCGTCAATCCGGCGGTAATCGGTACAGGCGGTGATGCGCTGGACTTAAATACCGTTGTACTGTCAGATAGCAGCATTTACCCGATAAATCAGTATGCCAGTGCCGCCGATGTAGGCACTGTATACGGTTATAACAGTAAAGAGTATCAGTTTGCTCAGTGTTATTTTGATGGTTATGTCGGTTCAACTATCAAGCCCGCAACCCTGTTTATCGCCCGTTACAATCAGACGGATATTAGTGCACGTCTGATTGGTGCCAGTGTTAAATCATTGCAGTTGCATGAACTGCAATCCATCAAAGGGGAAATAACCCTAACCATAGACGGCACGGTAACCACTGGTATAGTCGATTTAAGCAAAGCCAAAAGCTTTAGTGATGCTGCGGTAAAAATCAAAGAGGCTTTAACTAACGATGTTGTCTTTGATACGCAGTTACAGGCATTTATTATCAGTTCGCCGTCTGCCGGTGCTAATTCGGCCATTTCCTTTGCCAGCGGAACAGCAGCAGAAGCCCTCTGCCTGACTGAAAATACTGGGGCGATTGTTGATAATGCCACTAAGGCAGACAGTCCGGATTCTGTAATGGAGCGTGTATCAGGCTATACCCTGAATTATGCTGTTATTACTACTATCGGCGATGCATTTACTCAGGATGTTCTGAAAGCACTGGCTAAGTGGAACAGTAAACAGAATAGCCGTTACTGGTTTGTTTATTATGCGCAGGAGCCCACAGCTCTGATTGCCAATAACACCAACTGCTTTGCTTCATGGCTGAAAGAAAATGCCATATCCGGAACAACAGCGATTTACGGCACACTCGAACAGGCTGGACTGGCCTGCGGTTATGCAGCCTCTATTAATTTTAGGGAATTAAACGGTCGCTCGACTATGGAATTCAAGCGGCAAAGTGGTATTGCCGCCTCTGTCACCGCCCTTAAAGATGCCACGGCACTGGAAAGCAACGGCTACGCCTATTATGGCGCGTGGGCAACAGCGAATGAGCGGTTTATCTTTTTCAGAAATACCAGAGTAAGCGGCGATTTTTCCTGGGTGGATACTTACCTGAATCAGGTGTATTTCAACGCTCAGCTGCAACTGGCGTTTATGAATATGCTTATCAGCTATAAAGCTATCCCGTATAACGCGGAGGGTATTGCCATTCACCGCGCAGCCGCACAAGACCCGATTAATGAAATGCTGAATTTTGGCGGTATCCAGCGCGGAGTAAACCTTTCCGAAGCGCAGAAATCGCAGATTAATTATGAGGCCGGTTTTGATGCAGCGCGACAGATTGAAACAGCCGGCTACTGCCTGCTGATAAATCAAGCTTCAGCACAAGTACGCGGTCAGCGCGAATCACTTCCGTTAAAGCTCTGGTATGCAGACGGCGGCAGTGTTCATACTGTGAATCTGGCTTCTATCGCGGTGCAATAACACTGAATTCAAATAAGGGAACAACCCTGAAACCACCCTGAAAACCCGTACAAAACGTACGGGTTTTTGTTTATTCATTCGGAGTTAAACATGGAATATTTAAACGTTAATTTTTTAGGTTCAGAAATAATGGTTATTAACCACGATGGCGAGCCTTATGTGGCTATGCGTACGGTTGTTGATGGCATGGGAATGAGTTGGAATGGTCAATTTGTAAAGATAAAACAAAGATTTAAATCAGTCGTTATGGAGATCATAACAACTGGGAAAGACGGTAAAAACTACAAAATGTTATGTCTGCCATTGAGAAAACTTTTTGGCTGGCTGATGACCATTAACCCAGACAAAGTTGCCTCACATAAAAGGCAAACCATTATCCGCTATCAGAATGAATGTGACGATGCATTATGGCAGTACTGGACTACCGGCATAGCCAATCGTGAAAAAATTTTGCAGGAAATGGAACTGTTAAAAAAGCAGCAGGCTGAATCTGAGGCGCGCGGCAGTGCAGCAGGTAAAGCCTTAAATCAGCGCAAATTAGAAAAACGGCAGCTTGAAATGCAACTGGTTGCAATTAATCAGCTCGACCTTTTTAAACAAACAGCATAAGCACGTTTTGCGTGCGCCCATTTTTGGGCTTACCAAGTCTTATATATACCAGTTACAGCTTTTGAAGCTTTAGGAGATTAAATCATGCCAATGGGACATAACCCGCTAACGATTACATCAGCCAATTCCGTACTTATGGTGCGCTGCGCAGGTGTTTACGACAACTATATTACGATGCAAGGCTTTCAGGCAGATAACGCCTGGGGCTTTGGTGATGATGCCAATATCTCAGAAACCCGCATGGGGGTGGATGGTAAACAGTCAAGGCTATACGCCGCACGAAGTGGAATGGATACTGCATTTAGAAGCAAACAGCCCGTCAATTGAGCACATGGAAAATATCCGCAAAGACTTCAATGCCAACATGGAAACACGCCCGATTGATATTGTGGTTGAAATTCCGTCTGTAAAAAAACGCTACAGTGCTACTGGTGCACTGGTTAAATTAACCGGCGGGGCTTCCGGTCAGAAATTACTGGCAGGCAGCCAGTACACATTCAGATTAGTTCTGAATGGCGCAGAGGAGACTAACTGATGGCACGTAAAACAAAAACAATTCACATAGATACTGGTCGCGATAAAGGTAAAACTTTTCTGATCACCGAAATGCCGATTATACAGGCAGATAAATGGGCGCAACGCGCTCTGTTTGCCCTTGCCGGAAGCGGCATTGATACAGCAGGTATCAATCCGAACGGCGGCATGCTGGAAATGGCAAAACTGGCCATTGGTATTATCAGTAAGATAGACCCGCAGATAGGCGGTGAATTGCTGGATGAACTGCTTACCTGCGTGCAGATAGTGCCCTCTGGCGGACTGGCGCGCAGTCTGGACATAGAAAGTGACATTGAGGATTTAAAAACACTGTTTGAATTACGCAAAGAGGCTTTACTGGTGCACATCGATTTTTTAACAAACGGCAATCTCCCAGATACGAACTAACGGCGGGATTGCCTTTCCGTGAAGGCGTACTAGCACAAACAGTGAATGTCTCTTCTTTAGCCAGTCAGGTTATTACAGCCGGACTGGCTTCTTACGTTGAGCTTGATAGTGTGCTGGGGCTTGAGGATGTACTGAATATTCTTGAGGTTTATCAGGTTTCTGAACATAACAAAATGTTGGTGAATAAGTATGACAACGAATATAGTTGAACAAATACTTGTCGAGTTAATGCTTGATACGTCTAAATTTGCTGCGCAGGCAGATAAAGCGGAAAAGAAAAATCAGGCACTAGAAAAGTCTCTGGATAAAACCGAAAAAGCCTCAAAGCAAGCCGGAAAAGCTAATGAAGAACTGGCTAAGAAATACCATAGTTCAATTGAACAGATTGCAAAAATGGGACAGGAATTAGCCAAAGTCACTAAGGAACTAACTAAGTTTTTTGGTGCCATCATAGGCTCTACAGGACTGTTTAAACTGGCTAATGATGCTGCGCATGCCAATATGGAAGTATCAAAGCTTTCCGGTCAGCTAGGCATGGCTACCGCGAGTATTACAGACTGGCAGAATGCGGCAGGTGCTTTCGGTGGCAGTGCGCAGGGTATGACAGCCTCTTTAACCGGCATTAAGCAGGCTATGAACGGGCTGGTTATGTTTGGTGACGCCAGTATGCTGCCTTATTTCAATGCCTTGGGTGTCAGTGTTGTTGATAATGCCGGTAAGGTTCGCAAGCTGGATGATGTAATGCTTGATCTGGCTGATTCATTCCAGAAAATGCCAAAAGAACAGGCTTATACAATCGGTAAAAAAATGGGCTTTGATGACGGCACAATCAACGCCTTAATTTCTGGTCGCAAAGAGTTACAGGAAATTCTGGATATTCAGAAAAGAATGTATCACTCAGACGGGGAAGCCATTGTCCGTAGTCGCGAATTAACCAAACAGCAGGCGATATTGAGCGCACACTGGCAAAGCATGAAGCAGTTGGTGGGTGATGCATTAACACCAATATTGCTTACTCTGATTAAGGTAGTAAACAGCTTCTTTGAGTTTCTGCAACGGCATGAAAAGGTTGTTAAAGCGGTATTCCAGACCGCAGCCATCGTAATCGGTATGCTGCTGATTCCTACCTTACTAAGTGCTGGACGTGCATTGTTGGCGTTTATTGCTCCGTTTACTCCGTTAATTAAAGTATTTGGGTTATTGGGTGCAGCCATCAGCCCAGTTACGATTGCCATTACTGCTTTAGGTGCAGCTTTCTTGTTGTTATTAGACGATTACGACACTTGGGCTAAGGGCGGTAAATCTCTGTTTGACTGGACAGCCTTTGCTAATGGCATTAAAAACAGCAAAATAATGATTGATGCACTTGGGGAGTCGTTTAAAAAATTAAGCGCATCATTTTCTGATATGGCTACCGAAATGATTGCCAAGGCGACGGGTGAGAAAAAAGAGGATATATCCGATTTCATCGGTGAAAGTGCGTATCGTTTATTTCACGGAGGCAAAACATATGAAGAAGTAAACGGCTCTTATAAACCACCAACTAAGCCAATTGTGATTGGAAAGAAAGGAGCTTCTAACGGTACTTCTGCGGATACAGCAGTGAAAACAGCGGATTACGCCACCGGACATGCTTTAAAGGCTAGTACGCAAAAGTGTGCTGAATATGTTAATAACGCATTAAGAGCACAGGGTATTAAAATCTGGGGACATGGGCGCGATGTAGCAGGTAATTTACTTAAAACAGGAAAATTTCAAAGTATTGCCTACAATGGTAAGTATATTGCCCAGAAAGGAGACGTTATGTCCATACCAAGCATAGCAGGGCATCCGCATGGGCACGTTGCAATATTTAATGGTGAATATTGGGTTTCAGATTACATTCAGACTAACAAAAGAGGGAACACTGCTGCTCCTGGAGATGATTATTTTGCTGCGATCAAAGCAGGTAAAATTACGCCGGTTATTGCACGTATGAAATCATCAGAAACGCCAAACCAGAAGAAAACGGCAGCCAGTGTACCTGTAAAAGGAAATATGAATTATGCTCAGCAAATCTATACATCTCTTCGTGAACACGGTTTGTCCGCACAGCAAGCGAGAATAATGACTGCTGAGATTGGTCGGGAAAATTCATTTAATCCGGATTTTCTTTTTGGTTCGCATACAGACCCGAAAAATGGCGCAACAAATATTGGACTGATTTCTTGGCAGGGAATTCGGGCTAAAAAGCTAATTGCGGAATTAACAGCAAAGGGTTTATATAAAAACGGGAAAATAACCAGATCAAAAGCTTCACTTGATGAAATGGTTAAGTATATGCTGTCTGAAATATCCAACAACCCCGCGTACTCCAAAACCAAAAAAGAATTTTTGGATAATCCGAATGTCGCATACGATAAAGGACACAAAATATTAGGTGATAATTATATTATCTGGCGACAGGATGACCCAAAATACAAGAGCGGGCATGACAGACGGGATACTTTTTTTAAACAGACTGCTAATATGGAAATGGCGTATAACGCAAATCGAATATCAAAATGAGTTAGCCAAGGCAATCAGTTAGCTGGAGGTAATACAGCAACACATACAGACAATAGAAAATATGTTAATGTTAATATACCAAATATGAATGTTAACACTTCATCAAATACTGTTAGTGGAAATACTGTAGCAGCGATGAAAGAAACACAAAACTATATGTTTAATCAACTTGGAGTATCGATGACATAACTTAGTTAAATAAATATTTTGAAATTTTTATCAGAAAGAAAAAAATGAAAAAAATACTTTTTGTCTTATTAGGTTTATTTATTGGCGCATGTGCAAATGCGGAAAGCCCTCAAGTACAGTACATAAAGGGGATGTATGATTTAAATGCATCTCTATTAAAAGGAGGTATAACAAAAGATAGTGCTTTAAATATTTATCAAGATGTTGATGAATCTTTTTTTTTAGAATATCTCGATGAGAATATAAAAAAACTATATGCAAGAAATAATGAATATCAGGAAATAAGCGGAGACATAGCCTGTCTGGATCATAATGTTTTATGGCAAGGGCAAGACATGAATCCTTTTGCTAAATTAACGTTTTCTGAGCCAAGTGAAGGTAGAGTTAAAGTAACAATAGGTGCAACCAGAGGCATGGAGCAGCGTTCTGTTACTTATCAGGTTAAATGTCAAAAAGACGGGGATTGCAAAATTACTGAAATATTTGAATGGGGAAAACCTTTTACTAAAGAAATGTCTAAGTGTCTAGATGATTTTTATCGCACTGAAATCAAAAAACATCGAAAGAAATAAACTTACGTTTAACCAGCTTGGAATTTGAAGAACATGAAGAAATCTGTTTTATCCGGTATAGCATGTTTGAGGTTTTGTTCATCTTGATTTGTTTGTAGTAACTTAGATAAAAACTTTGATACTGCATAAGGATTTTTTATGTCTAAACCATCATTAACAAATGAACTTACACGCTTGTATGAATTACTGGAAAAAGGGGCAATAACTCAGGAAGAGTATGAAGAACACAAAGCTTTATTACTAAACCAAGCCCGTAATACATCTACCTATAATAATGGGTATGGTGATCCAGCTCAAACAAAGCCAACTGAGACAAAGCCGCAGATTATCATTAATCAAAGTGCATCTGCGGCTGCATCATCTAGCGCGACTGCTGTCGCCAAAAATGGCGGCTGTTTAAAAAGCATCTTGGCAACGATTGGTTTTTTTGTGGTGGTTGGTGTATTGTTAGAAACATGCTCAAGTAACAAAAAAACGACTGAAAATACTCCAGTATCAAATAACACGCAGACAGTTGCTAATACAGATAATCAAAATACATCTCAGGAAGATATTCAAGCTTTATTACAAAGTGCAAAACTTGAAAATACGGCAGTGAATAACGAAATAAATACTTTATGGAAGAATATGGATGTAGATGTACGAAATTATTTAAAATCTCAACAAGTCATTTGGAATCGTGATAAGAAAAAACAGTGTCAATCTAATGCGTACTCCTCACCCGAAGAAAACCAAATAGCATATTTAAACTGTGAGACTGAATTGACGCGTAGCCGTATTTCAGAACTTCAAGCACAGCAGGATCAAGTTTATGCCAACGTAAAAGAAGCAAAGCTACAGAAATTAAAGCAAGAAGCAGATGATTCAATAAAAACACTAGAAACAACATGGGATGCTATACCAGAATCAATTAGAGATCAGTTAAGCTCAAACCTTAAAAGTTGGACTAAGAGTGCGGATAATGAATGCAATTCAGAAAAGCCGGCTGATACGGAGGTGCAGATAGAAATTAACCGGTTTAACTGTAGAATAAAGCTGATAAAAGCCAAAACCAAAGAGCTTGAGGGATATAAACTTTAATCTTGATTCTGTTACGCAATCAAAACCACTTTTCGGAGTGATTTTTTTAATTCAAGTAGTGCATATGGAGGCTATTAATTTCACACCCAAAGAATTACGTAAAACCATGTGGACGGCTGCGTTAATTATTCTGATGATTATAATTGCATGGAGATTGCCTGAGATTATCAGTGCTATCAAATAGTGAATTTGTAGCCAAAGTGTTCGGAAAAGAACGTTGCAATGTTGTGGTTAATATAAAAGCATAAATGTTAAATATTTATCAAATACTGTTAGTTTGAATACTATGGTCGCGATGAAAGAAACACAAAACTATATTTTTAATCAGTTTAGAGTATTGATGACATGATTAAGAAATTAATTGTTTCAACAGCCATGCTGTACACAATCGACAGCGTGCGATTTAGAAAATAAACAATTATATATTTAATTAACTTGAAAGTTCTGTTATATGAAAAAACTATTACTTGCTGTTTTGGGATTATGTATCAGTTCAGGCGTTTTTGCCGAAAGCCCTCAAGTGCAGTACATAAAAAGAATGTATAAAGAAAGCGTAAAGCTTGAGACCAGAGAAACAAATTATGATTATGATTCCTATGTAAAATATTTTGATAGCAACATCAGAAAATTATACGATAGAAATGATGAATACGGAGAGGCAACTGAGGGTATAGCTTGTATTGATTATGATGTTTTATGGCAGGTGAATGAGTTAAATCCAAAGGCCAAGCTAACATTTACCGAACCAAGCACAGGTAGGGTTAAAGTAACAATAGGTGCAACCAAAGACTTGAAGCAGCGTTCAGTTACTTATCAGGTTAAATGTCAAAAAGACGGGGATTGCAAAATTACCGAAATATTTGAAAGGGGAAAACCTTTTACCAAAAAAATGTCTAAATGTCTTGATGATTTTTATCGCACCGAAATCAAAAAACATCGAAATAAATAAACTATTTATTTAACCAGTTTGGAGTTTCAATAACATAACTTAGCTAAATAAATATTTTGAAATTTTTTATCAGAAAGAAAAAATGAAAAAAATTCTTTTTGTCTTATTAGGTTTGTTTATTAGTGCATGTGCATATGCGGAAAGTCCACAATTACAATTTATAAAGG